CAGGGTTTTGTATGTTTTCTATATCCGTTAGAGTCATTCTAGGCAATAAAAACCCACTCGTTTTAGAATTGAGTGTTAAAATTGCCGATGGATGACTTTTGTGTGTACCCAGTGCCAATTTACCATTTCCATCGAGTGTCATGTTTGAATTTAACTTTCCATTTGTGCCCCTCGTTTTAAATACGATACCACCTGGTTTACCACCCGTCGTTCCATTGTTTGCTTTCGTGTATCCATTTATTTCCGCGAGTTCATTTATATTCAATGATTTGACTTCACCCAACCTAGATGTTAACTGGGGAGTTCCGTGTGTATACAATGTATTGGAGCGAACTCTTTCGGTATCTATTTCTTTCGATGATACCGTATTATTCACGACGAGGTGTGTGTTCGTCACATTGGAACACGACATTACGTGTTCGAGTGACACGTTAGAAATCAAGTGTCCATCACCTTCGAGTGGCGCATCTTCGAGTGTTTGTATGCGCTCCCGTATGTCTGGTAAATCTTTAGTGGATTCTAGTTCAGTTTCACACGCATCTACACGCTTTTCGATTGGTTCAAAGCGCTTGACTTCTTTGTGTAAATAATTGAATGTGTCTACCTTGACTTTTAGTGCATCGACCTCCACGAACCGCGTTAGTGTATTTTCCACATCAGTTATTCTTTCTGTGTTAGATGCTACCACTGGTACAATCTTTTTGGTTTCATGAATGATAGGTGTTTGTGTGTTTATAAAATCCACATCTTTTCTGAGTGTCTGAATCTCCGGAAGAACGCACACCTCTTTTTGAAGAGATGCGATATCGTTTTCACATGTAGTTATTCTAGGGAGTTCCTTTTCGATTGCAGACACGCGTGGTTCTACGCGGGACACCCTGCCTTCTATGACTGGTATTACATTTTCGAGTGGTATGAAACGTTCAGTTTCTTTCTTTAGTGCTTCTATTTCCGCTTCAATCACAGGTTTCGCCTTCTCGAGCGGTTCAAATCTGGGTATTTCCTTTTCGAGTGTAGACACCCGCACATTTGTCGCATTGAGTTCCACAGACTTTGTGATTCCATATAAGGTCGTACCGTCTCCATAAAATGACTCAGCAACAATTTTTCCATCAGAGTTGATGTTTCCTTTCGCATGTATTCGATTGTTTACGTACACGGAGCGACCAACATTTACATCTTTTGAAATATCCAGTATATTGAAATAATCATTAAAATCTGCTATTTGATCGAGTGTGATGTTAGACAATAGACCTCCATCGGCTTTGAGTTGCCCAACAACGTGTAAGTTTTCTACGACTTCACCTATGTCTATATTTAAGTCGTACTGAACGTTCGACAAGAGACCGCCATCTCCCACAAACTGCACGGCTTCGACGGATCCTTTAAATTTGGTATTCTCACTTACGGTCAAAACACCCTGTTTTTTATCGTGAATGACACGAATACCATGTATGTCTAGCCCTACGTCTTCACTCTTTTTACATCCTTCTCCTACGCGTAACACGGGTGTGTACACATATTGTTCATTAATCACGGACACGTTCACCACTTCCAAGTTTTCAACTTGAAGTTCATTTAATTTTAATTTAGTGCCACCTATGTCTACTACCTCTTTCGTGATCGAATCATACGCAAGTAAGTTCGATGCCGTTGCATTTCGTATTGGACTTATGTATAATCCGCTGTGTTTGATATCACGAATGGCTTCATCTGATGCATTAAACACAATGGAGTTTCTTGGCTGACCGGAATCCGCGTGTTTTCCAAGTCGTACCATATCGGTAGGCTGATTCAAACCAGAATTCTTTACCATTTAATATAGCGATGCATTTTAATTTGCGTATACTAAACCAGCCATACCGTTTTCAACTCTCAATATGTTGTAATTGACCGCATATATAGGGTCTGTAATATTCATACTTTCACTAATAATCTTTGCCGAATCAAGGCGGCTAAAGTTGAGCGTACCTGTGGGCTGTAAAGAGCTCGTCAAAAGACAGAAACAATACAAGAAAATATCTGGAGATGTCACATAATTCGTGTGATAATATGCCATCACATCTATGAAATGTGGTTTCGCCCATCTGAACTTGCCTATATCGAGTCCATTTATATTTAATTTAATGCGGTTGGATTTGGATGTCAAAGCACCGCTCGATGTCGTATCGGAACATGCGAGATATTTCACTGGGTGATTAAATGTGAGGTCTTGGATGAGTTCACCCGATGGGATATTCTTTTGAACTTGTGTGATCAACATTTCGTGGTTTCTAGAAGCGATGTTTCCTCTTTCTTCGTTGTCCAAATAATAATAGTTGGCGTAAACATCGTAGTTATAGTTCGAATTCACACCGTCCCCCCAATAAATGCGCAATTCCACATTGTGATAATGCAAAGCAACTATCGGTAGAGCACACTGCGGGCCTTCACAAAAGAAGAACCGAAGTGGATAAAAGTAAGAACGGGAGCTCGTACCACCTGGGTGTGGACCATTTGAACTCTTCGTGACGTTTTGAGCGAATGTATCTATGGCTATGTTCTCTGTAAACGCGGAATCTTGAGAATCTATGAGGTGTCCACCGATATAAAGCTCAACTTTATTTATAATTTGTGACCAATCAGCTTCATCTTTGGCCTCGTTGTTATCATCCATACATATAAATACGTATCCAAGCATATCGCCGGTCTTCTCAAATTTCACTGATGACATGGAGTTACTTTTCACATTCCCCTGTAACAGTTGTTTTTCAACGGACTGTGAAAAATTTGAATGCCGTTTAAACGTCGACGAGAAAAATGAAATCTCTGGCTCACCCATGATGTGTTCATCTTGGGCTCCGATGGCTATCAATTGCACGACACCCGCCGACATTTATAATAATAAAAGGTAAAAAATGTACGTACCTAACGCCCCGACTCCACGAAGGGCATATTCCTATTTTTGCAGACAAATCTAAAAACTAAAAAGTTGTCGGCGCCATCCGTGATGGTGGTGCCATTTTCATCTCTGAGCGTAAACGTCAATCTATCGAGTTTTCTGATTGGCGTGACATACTGAGATAACACGTCGTATTCGTTTTTGAATACGATTGGATTGGAACCACCCTGAATCAATGTACCGAAGCCATTGTTCAAAGTCGTCATGTCCGCTTGACCTTCAAAAATATTAGAAGTTCTTTGTGCGAAATTAGTGTTTAATTCATTGATCGATATGTGACACACATTAGAACCAACTGCATCAATTCTAGCGGCAGAGAGCCGAGCTTGAACGATATTTTCCAATGGTTGCGTGAGATGCACAGTGAAAGTATTTTTACTATCTTGGCCGATGGTATCCACCGTTATGGAATGATACTCGTACTCAAAATCTGGTAATTGTGTGCGCGTCGCAGTCACAAGACTCATTTACAATAACTTAGATTAAAGATCCACCAATTCCGCCGACAATCTTCGCGTCAGCGCTTCTGCGAACGAACGCTTGGTCACCACAGATACCACCTGGAGACAAGGACTTGGTGTAGTACGCGGAGTCCTTGGATCCTGGAACACACTCGATCTTGTGCTCCAAGTCAAAAATGGATTCGGCAGCGCCTTCGGGGGCTGGTTCGATGTTGATTGGTCTGGGCTGGTACTCACTGCGAACACCCGCGAAGGTCACGAGGACCGACAAGAGGCAGAACACAATGACGATGGCCGTGAGGGTGTTTCGGTTTGTGGCGTTAAGCTTCATTTATTATGTATCCAACATTTTTATATAAAGTGCGTTAAAGAATTTGGATTACTTTCAAAGTACAGAGTAATGGACGGTGAAATCGTACTCGACCGGAGTCATGGTCATGTCATGAAACTAGATGATGATGAACAGGCGCTGATGGATGAGATTGAGATTGAAGCCCCGCGTCCACGTTCTGCCAAACTTGTACCCAAACCAAGTGTGTATCGCCCACCACAGCGTGCGGCACCAGAAGTTCAAGAAGACATCGATGCCTTCGCGAATCCAACGAAACAGAGTGCTCCTCCACCACCACAAGACGAACCAGTCGATTACGGTGAATACGAAGAGGAATACGAGCAGCAGCCATACATGCAGGGTGATTACGCCATGCAAGAAGAAGAACGTCCGTCTCCTGGATACAAGAGCATAGACGAGGAGAAGGCGGATCTCGTAAACAAACTCAGTCGCCTCGAAAAGAAGGGGTTCACCGTGAATAAGCGTCTCAATGTGTACTCGAACATTGATGATCTTAGAACCGAAGTGAAGAGAATTACATATAGTATCGATGTAGACAAGTCTGTCAAGTTCTCCAGGCGCATGTTGATCGCGTGTGTCACGGGTCTCGAGTTTTTGAATAAGAAGTACAATCCATTCGAGATTCAACTCGAAGGCTGGTCTGAAAACGTGATGGAAAACGTAGACGACTACGATGAGGTGTTTGAAGAACTTTACGTCAAGTACAGAACGAAGATGCACGTCGCTCCAGAAATCAAGCTCGTGATGATGCTCGGTGGTTCGGCGATGATGTTCCACTTGACGAACAGTATGTTCAAGTCTGTCATGCCTAACATGAATGACATTCTCAAGCAAAATCCAGGACTCGTGCAAAACATGGTGGATGCCGTGAAGAACACGACACCGAGAGGTGCGATGGAAGCGCCATCCAGTGAACCATCGGGTGAACGCTACGAAATGAAGGGTCCTGGTATCGATATATCCAGCTTGATGGGTAACATCATGATGCCCCCGACACCACCCATGTCTACGTCGGCTCCACAGCCGATCCCGCAAGTGGACGACGATGACGACGATGCAATTTCCGACATCGTAGAAGCCCCAGAAGAAGTTGAAGAGGAAGAGGACGTCAAGGAGGTCAAGGTCTCAGGAACCACTAAGGGAAAGCGTGGTCGTAAGAAGAAGTCAGTAGAAATAAATTTGTAAGCGTACAGTATAAATGATAGGGTACTGTCCCATCGAGGAAGAGGCGCCAGTGCGCCAAGTCCCTCAGATGCGTGCTCCATCTCAGAGAGCTCCGGTGAGGGGTTCTCGAATGGAAGACACGGAGACGAACTATGTGGTCTTATTCTTTATCGCGGGCGTTCTCGCACTCGCCGCTATGGATTCTATTAAAAAGTAAACAACAACCTTTTACCATTCACACAGCACGTGAATGGTAAAAAGAGAAATTTAAGCGTTTTCAAGTTCTTCGACCATTTCCCGGAGTTCATTGATCGCGGCGACCGTGTATGATATCAGCCCCACGTAGTCTAGTTTTGCGTGTTCTTCACCCCAATCTTCGTAGTTAGGTTCGTTCTTCGTTTCGTTCGGGTGTGCATCCTTCCCGAGCTGTACCAAGTGTCTCAGTTCTGGAGCATCGTAGTAGATGTCTTGTGCGATGAAACCGGACTCCGTGAGTCCATTCTTTTCGTACACATACGGTTTCAGTTTGGAAATCGTGTCTAGGGAATTCACGATGATCTCGGAGTTTGATTTAGCTCTCGCATCAGATGTTTGGGATACTGTTATGTTTGTCAAGTTACTTCCATCGCCGTAGTAAAATTCGGCAAATATGTTTCCGTTTATTACCAAATTGCCACCATTTGCACCGCGATCCGTGTAATGACTTGTTCCGAATGATATATCGTGTTGTGGATTCGTATTGTGAAATCCAATTCTCCCGGTTGTATCAGATGTATAACTTTCTGTTATGTAATTAACCGATACACACGCGGTTACTGGATTAACCCATGTGGGAAGTCCGGTTGTTTGATCTACGGCTAATAATTGACCCGCAGTACCTACAGGTAAGCGTTCGAGTGTATCTGTGGCTGAAGCGTATATTATATCACCAGTTTGAAATCCAGAAATACCACTCGTAGAGCTCAATATGATGTTACTTTCTAAACTCGTCAATGTAGATAAAATACCTGTTATAGCGGGTAATGAATTGACATCCGTCCACTGGGGTACACCGGTACCACTCACAGTGAGTACATTATCTTGTGTCGCACTTATACCAAGATTAGACAAATTTCCACTCGTAGATGCGTACACTAAATCACCTTTACTGAAATCGGATGTGATACCAGACGTGTTTGTTATGATCTTTTTTTGATTGAGTGTATTTATCCTAGATGAATTATCATCTAAATCAGTTT